TCATCAGGTGGTGGCGCCGCCGGCGGGCTTGCACAGCTTCACCAGGCGTCCGGGAGCGGTCACGCCGGTGCCGACATACTGCCGGGCCACGACCTTCACCAGGTCGTCTTCCGCCAGGGTCAGGTCGTCCCACTTGATCACGACGTCTTCGCCTTCGGGGTAGTTCGCCTGGAAGGCCTTCAGGTCGCCGACCAGCGCGTACATATCGCCGGTGGAGGCGGACGCGTAGGCGGGCATCGCGGAGCACTTGATCACCGTCAGCCCGTCAAACGGATTGATGGCGAAGTTGCCGGCCGCGAAGGCAGCGTTGAACGCCTGGATGGTCAGCGGGTTCAGCACGATGCACAGGTCGGTGGCTTCCTCGCTCACGATCGCGGCCGCATCCTGGGCGGTCATCACGCCCGGGGCCTCGGTGATCTTCGGGATGCCGATCACGCTGGCGGTGTGGCTGGTGCCGGCGGCATCCGCCTTGGCGACCAGGTTGGCCACAACCTTGGCCAGTACGCGGTAGGCCATCTCGCGGTAGATGTAGCGGACGAACTCTTCGCCGCCCATCGCCACGGCTTCATCGGAAATGGTGATCCATTTCTTCACGTTGCCGGGGGTCAGGTCAACCTGGCCGATTTCCAGGTTCTCCTCGGTGAGTCCGGTGGCGCCTTCGGAATGGTTGTAGGCACCGTCCGCGCTCTTCTCAAACGGCACCTTCAGGTTGCCGCGGAAGAAGGTCTTGGTGATCTTGTTCAGGAACTCGTTGCCTTCCCAGGCGGTCTTGATCACGTCTTCAACGATCGTGGGCACCGGCACGGTGCCGCTGGCGTTGGTTGTCAGCAGGGCGCGGCACTCCTTGTCATCGCCGCTGATGATGAACTGCTTGTACGCTTCGCAGTACGCAGCACTGGAGCGGATTTCCATTTCGTTCATGGGTTTGTCCTCCTTGTGTTCTTCTTTGGTCTCGCCGATCTCACCGTCGGCGATCTTCTGCCGAAGTTCTTCCTCTTCGGCGGCCCTGGCCTTGATTTCGGCCAGCTGGGTCTTCAGCTGCTCGGATTCCTCCGCCAGCTTCCGGGCTTCCTCGTTCAGCGCGTCCAGATCGGCTACCGGGTTTTCCAGAGTCGCTTCGATCTCAGCTTTGCGCTGCTCGATCTCGCCCTGACGTGCGATAATCTGCTCACTCGTCATGGTTGTCTTCTCCTTTCAGGATTTTCCGGATCTCGCCGATCCTGCGCTGCCGCTCTTCCTCGGCCTGAACCTCCTTCAGGACCTCGGCGATCAATCCGTCGCCGATCGTGCGGGCGCTAATTTCAGTCGCGTCATTGGCCGGTAACGACACGGCAGAAACGTCAAACAGTTTCCCGATCTTCGTGATCGTCCGCAGTACGGTGATGTGCCCGTCCGCGTCTTTCGTGGTCTTCCGCTCCTCACCGGTTACGGTGAAGCCGAAGCTCATCTTGTTGGTGTAGCCGCCCTCGATCTCCTCGAACAGCTGGCGGCCGATCTCCGTCCCGCCCAGGTTGGCGCGGATATGCAGGCCGTGATCGTCCGCGGCCAGCTCCAGGGTGCCGTTGGCGATCCGGGCAAAAACGCGGCCCTCGTGGTCGTACTGCATGATCACATCGCGCATGTCGCACTCGTCGAAGGCGTGGCGGTCCACCTGCTCGTTGACGGTCATTTCCTTATCCCGCCACAGCTCGTAGGGCAAATTAAAAGTCGTGGCATATCCTTCCACGACTTTCGCGCCATCCTCCGCCGCCCGGGTCTCCATCTGGCCGGCGTCAATCTTCCGGTATTCCCTCTTGTCAATTTTCATCGGCATTTTTGTTCCCTCCGTTCTGATCCTCCGCCGGCTTCTTCTCCTCCGGCGGGTTGCTGATGTCGTAATACTCACCGCGTGCCGGGATCTGGTCTCCGTATGGCGCCGGCAGCGGCGGCAGGTTCTCGATATCCCGCAGCTCGTTCCGGGTCATCAGCCCGCGGTCCGCGTTGGTCTTGATGGCCTCCAGCTTGTCCTTCGTGCTCATGTACTGGAGCCGGTTGGATGAGAAGAAGATCTCGTTTCCGTAGGCCATCCGTTCCCGCTCTGTGTACATCATTTTCGAGCTCTGCTCGCTCAGCTGGATGGCGATCCATTCGATCAGGCCCTCATAGAAGGCCAGCCACTCATCGCCTACCGCCTTGTTCTGGATGATGTTCTCGTTGCTCGCGAAGTAGTTGAACACGTTTTCCCGGATCAGTTTTTCCTGGTCCGCATCCACCTTGTATGCTTCCTGCTTCAGCTGCTGCACGTTGGTGTACGTGTTCGGGAACAGGATCACGCCGCCGCTGGTTTTCTTGTTCCCGAAGGTGGCGGCGTTGAACCGCTTCATTTCTTCGCTCAGGTCGTCATCCGTGGCCCAGTTGTCGCTCTGCGCGCTGAAGCGGTAGGTCGCGCCGTTTTTGATGCCTTCGGTGATCCCCTGCCGCTGCATCTTGATCAGGTCCAGCACCGGCTGCATCGCCGCCTGGTTGCTTTCGCCGAACAGTTCGCTCTCATACTGGAACCTTGTCAGGATGCCCACGTCCGCCAGGCGTTCCGCGCGGAACTTCCGGTCCTTCAGCTCGAAGCGCAGCCACGGCTCGTCCTGGTACTCCACCAGGTCGTACTTCACCGGCACGATGTTGATCATGCCGTTCTTGTTCCCGAACTCGTCCCGCGTCGGCACCATGAACGCATTGTTCCGCACGCCCAGCACCGTCGCCGTCTGGTACAGGAAGGTGCTCCATTCCTGGTACTTGTTCGGCTTTACCTTCAGCCGGCTGATCAGTTCCGGGTGTGCGCTGCCCTTGAAGTTCGGCCTCAGCTTCGCCGTGTGCCGTCCCCAGGCGTCCAGGCAGGCCCGGATCAATTCGCTTTCGTAGATGGAGCCCTGCCAGGTCGTGAACGCCGGCTTGTAGCCCTCCAGCAGCTTGAAGGTCTTCGCCGCTTTCAGCGCCGCCGGCTGCTCCCGCTTCCCGAATACTTTTTCAAACATTCCCATCAGCTGTCACTCCTCCGCCGGCTCTTTCCCGGTTCTCGTCATCTGTCCGGCGGTTATACCTCCGCCGCCTTCCGGCCTTTTTTCTCGTTTGTCAGTCTTGTGCCCAGTTCGGCCCATTTGAACTGCCGCATGGCCATTGCGTCCAGCAGGGCGGCCATGCCGTCCACGTGGGCGTTCTTGCTGATTTTCACCAGCTTTTTCCGCGGGTTGGCCTGCTCCGCGTTGCTCTCCATCTGCTGGGCGCTGTCCGCGAAATGGATCTTCAGCAGGTCATTGTCGTCCATGTCCCGGATACGGCCTTCCCGCAGCATCCCTTCGAACGTGTCGCTGACGCTCGACAGGTTGAAGCCCTGGCTCACGGTGTCGGTCTTGAAGCTCTTCGCGTTCAGCTTCTGCACCAGCTCCTGGCTGCCCCACCGGTCATATCCGACCATCAGCGGGAACACCTTGTACTTCCGCACCAGGTCCATGCACCAGGCCAGCACGTCGTCGTTGTTGATGAACTCCTCGCCGCTTAGGCTCAGGAAGCCCTTTTTGATGTAGATCTCGTACGGGATCTGGTCGCGCTTCGTCGCTTCCTCCAGCCGGTTCTTCGGCAGCCAGAAGTGACTGTGCACCCACAGCACACCCTCCGTCTCGCACACCAGGCACGCGCTGGTCAGGTCCGTGCTCTGCGATAAGTCGATGCCGACCACGCAGTAATGATTGCGGATCTCCTCCAGCGGCTTCCGCCACCCGAAGGCCTTCTCGATGTCCTCCGCCCGCAGCCAGGCAGTGCTCAGGTTCTGCTTCAGGTTGCAGTATTTCGTCTTAAACTCGATCTCTTTCGAGATGGATTCGTGTGCGACGTCAATCTCTTTCCGGATGAAGTCCCGGCTCACGCTCTCGCCCAGGCCCGGCAGGCTCTTCTCCAGCTCGTCCAGGTCGTCCCACTTCGCCGGATCGTCGATCATGTACAGGATCGGCAGCAGGTGCTTCTCCCGGCTGTTCCCCATCAGGAACGCCGTGCCGCGCTTCATCAGCTCGTCAAACAGTCCCTCGTTCTCGTATCCGCCGGAACTGAGCGCGATGCCCAGCGGCTCCTCGCGGGCGCCGGTACCGGATACCATGACTTCCCACTGCCGCAGGCCTGCCACTCCGGGCCATGCGGCCACCTCGTCCGCGCTCCAGAACATCGGGTTATAACCATCGGATTTTTTGCTGGAGAACGCCAGCTTTTTGATGGTCGTGTTCGTTTCCTGGATGAACAGGCCCCTGTACTTCGTGCTCCGGGTGATCGCTTCCAGCTCCGGCTCCGCGTGCACGTTATACTCGACCGCGGAGAACAGCAGGTCCGACTGGTCAATCTTCGGCGCGAGCGCGTAGCACTCAGATCCGTATTCCCCGCAATAGGCCAGGTACGTGCAGATGGCCGCGCACAGGATCGTCTTGCCCTGCTTCCGGCCGATGAGAAGAAATACCTCGACAAATACCCGCCGCACGCGGTCGTCGACAATCCCGAAGATCAGCTCGATCGTGGACCGTTCCCACAGGCTCAGCTTGATCCGCTGCGGTGCCAGGCGTCCCTTGTAATGGTGGCAGTATCTCTCGATGAACTGCACCGCGTTTTCGGCCCGTTTCCGGCTGTAATACCACCGGTGCTCCGTCAGCCCCTGGAGGATCACGTCATACAGCAGCCTGATCCATTTCCCGACGGCCACGCCGCCGCTGATGATCTCGTTCCAGTATTGGAGGATCGCCGATTCTGCCGGAAGATCTGCCACGTTTCTGATCCGGCTCTTCCACGGGATCTCCAGCACCGGCACAGGTGTTCTCTCTTTTTTCGGTTTCTCCGGTATTTCCAGAACCGGCACGGTCTTCCGGCTTGTTTCTCCGCCCGTTTTCTTTACCCCATGCCCGTATCCCGCCTCACGCGTTCATCCGGAACTTGTCCAGGTCGCGCTTCGCCTTCTCGACTCTCGCCCCGCGCTCGCTGATCATGCTCCCGATCGTGCTCAGGCACTTGTTGGCGCTCTCCACGTGGCGCGGCAGCTCGCTCAGCAGCGGATGCGCCACTTCCACGTCGCCGGTCTTGTAGGTCTTCAGAACGGTCAGCCCGTCCTCCGCCAGCCGGTCCCGCATCTGGTCGATCAGCCCGGCCTCTTCGGCGTAGATCCGCGCGGCCTCCTGGAAGTCCTGCTCGTTCTCGATCTGGTAGATCTTCCCGAAGTTCAGCATCTTCCGGAATATGGCCGCGGGAGTGATTTTTTCATTCGGCTTTCGTGCCTTCGTCCTTTTCACGGGCTTTTCGCCCTGGGCGCTCTTCTTCGTCGCTCCCGCGGCTTTTGTCCGGTTCTTCACTGCCGGCGCTTCGTCCGGCTCCAGGAACGCCACCGTGCGGGCATCCACCCGCTTCGTGGCTCCGCGCGTCGCCGGTTTCCGCGCTCCGGCGTCCACGCTGTTGATGATCTCCACAAATTTCGCCTTCAGCTCGTCGGACGTTTCCATCCGCGGAAGCTCTGCATGCTTCGGCTGCTCCGGCTGGTCCTTCACCTGGGCTTCCGCGTCCGCTTCCGCCCGGATCAGCTTCGTCCGGTCCTTCACCTGTGCAGATTTCACCGGCTTCGGATTTTTCGTCCCGGATCTCTTCCCGGTCTCCGGCGATCTGCCGGCACCCTCCGCCTGTCTCATCTCACCCTCCTGCGATCTCGTCAAAAGTCCTGCGAACTCATCAAAAAAACGGCGCGTTTTTGCGTCGTTTTTCGCTGCATATTTATGCGATTTTATCCGGTCCCTTCATTGTCGCGCGCCCGTGGACGCGCGTCCCCCGCGCCCTCGGCGCGCTTTTTTTATC